GGGAAGACGAGGGCCAGCGCCCGGTCAGGGCGGAAGACCGCCGAAACCGTTGGCGGAAAAGGTGCTGGATGGAAATCCCGGTAAACGAAAGCTGACAGTCGTCGAATTCCCCGGTGCCAGCGAATTCCATGGCGTGAATATGCCGCCGCCGCGGGAGATGCTCTCCGCCGTACAAAAAGACGGCAAGCCGCTCATTGCGTCGGAAATATATGAGCGGACTTGGGATTGGCTGAACGAACGAGGCTGCGCGAACATCGTCTTACCGCAGGTGCTGGAACGATATGCCATGAGCGCGGCGCGCTGGATTCAGTGTGAAACGGCGATTTCGGAGTATGGGTTTTTAGCAAGACATCCGACGACGGGGAATGCGATCCAGTCGCCGTATGTGGCTATGAGCCAGACGTATATGAGCCAGACGAACCGGCTCTGGTACGAGATCTATCAAATCGTTAAAGAAAACTGCGCAACAGGATATACCGGCGAAACGCCGCAGGACGACGTTATGGAACGCCTGCTGACCGCGCGAAAGGGGAAGTGAGTGTGGACGAAATACAGGAATTCATCCGTTCCCTCCGGTATCACCGTCTGACCAACCAGCAGCGAAAGACGCTGCGCGGGCAGGCGCTCGCGGGAAATCTCCCGGCGGCGCAGGCTGGATTACGAAAAATCGTGTCGAAAGGAACTATTCATGGTCATTCAAACACTGCCGGCCGATAAGCTCGTTCCGGCGGATTACAATCCGCGCAAAGACCTGAAGCCCGGCGACCCGGAATATGAAAAGCTGAAACGCTCGCTCATGGAGTTCGGGTATGTGGAGCCGGTCATTTGGAACAGGACCACCGGCCATGTCGTCGGCGGCCACCAGCGCCTGAAGGTCCTGATCGATACCGGCGTGACCGAGGTCGAGTGCGTGGTCGTTGAGATGAGCGGAGAAAAAGAAAAAGCGCTCAACGTCGCGCTGAACAAGATCAGCGGCGAATGGGATAAAGAAAAGCTCTCTCTGCTCATCGCCGACCTGCAGGGCGCGGATTTCGACGTATCTCTGACAGGCTTCGATGCGCCGGAGCTCGACGCGCTGTTCAAGGACGCGCAGCGCAATGGCGTCCACGACGATGATTTCGACGTTGACGCCGCGCTGAAAGAACCGGCGATGACGAAGCCTGGCGACCTGTGGCTGCTTGGCAAGCACCGGCTTATCTGCGGCGACAGTACGAAAAAAGATGTATTCGATCTGCTCATGGACGGCTGGCAGGCAAACCTTGTGGTCACCGATCCCCCTTACAATGTGAACTACGAGGGCAGCGCCGGCAAGATCAAGAACGACAATATGGCGGACTCCGCGTTCTACGATTTCCTACTGGCCTCGTTTCAGAACATGGAAGTCTGCATGGCGTCCGACGCGTCGATCTATGTGTTCCACGCGGATACGGAGGGCCTGAACTTTCGCAGAGCGTTTTCGGATGCAGGATTCTATCTGTCCGGCACATGTATCTGGAAGAAGCAGTCACTCGTACTCGGACGTAGTCCTTACCAATGGCGGCACGAACCGATTCTTTTCGGCTGGAAGAAAAAGGGCAAGCACGAATGGTACGCCGACCGGAAGCAGACGACGATCTGGGAGTTCGACAAACCGAAGAACAACCCCGACCATCCGACCATGAAGCCGGTGGAACTGCTGGCATATCCGATCTTGAATTCCAGCATGGCAAACTGCATCGTGCTTGATCCATTCGGCGGAAGCGGCAGTACCTTGATCGCCTGCGAGCAGACGGACCGCACCTGCTTTATGATCGAGCTGGACGAAAAGTTCTGCGACGTAATCGTCAAGCGGTATATTGAGCAGGTGAACGGCTCCGGCGATGTATTTCTTATCCGGAACGGCGAGCGGATTTCTTACAAAGAAATCGCCGTCTCGGCTGAGAATTAGCTTGCTATATACAGAACGTGGAGTGATATATGTACTACCGAAATTGAAGGAGGTAGACATAGGATGCAGATCAAATACCATTTGGAAGGCAGCGAACGGAAAGCGCTGCTGGCCGCCATGCGTGAAATCCTGCAGGACACGCCCCGATACTTGGGGCCGCCGAGCTTCGCGTTCACCGTCGGGCCGTACACCATCGACCGGCACGGGACGCTGAGCTGCCCGGAGGATGCGGATCCGGCGCAGATTGAAATGCTGATCCACGAACTGGAGCACGACGGATTCATCGGCGAGCGCGTCGGCGAATCGGCGCAAACGCAGGAGCGTACCACGGTTGAAGCGACGGAGGAACCGGACCGATTGGCGATTGAGATGCCGAAGGACGGCATGACGCCGGCCGCGCTGGAGAACCTGCGGCGGCTGGTAGCAAGCAAAGCTACACTGCTGAAGAAAGCGCTCGGCACGGACAGCCTGCCGATTACAGAGCATTCGGATCGGATCGAGTTCGGGTGGTTTCGCCCGACCGACGAGCAGGCGGAGATCGGAGCTTATTACCAACTGGTGCAAAAACTTTGCGAAATGGCGAAAACGCAGAAGCGCGTAACTGCCACCGAACAGCCGGTGGAGAATGAAAAATACGCGTTCCGCTGCTTCCTTCTGCGGCTCGGATTCATTGGAGCGGAGTACAAGGAGTCGCGGAAGATTCTGCTGAAGAACCTTTCCGGCAATTCAGCGTTCAAAGACGCACGGGAAACGGAGGCGGACGCATGAACGGAATTCATCCCGACCTGTTGAAGCAGATGAAAGAGTATTACCGCCCGGGGACGCGCGTTATGTTAATCCGCATGCGCGACCCATACACGAACCTCCGGCGGGGCGATCGTGGAACGGTGACCTGCGTCGACGACGTCGGTACCATACACGTTGCGTGGGACCGCGGCAGTTCTCTGGGTGTGGCGTTCGGCGAGGACGAATGCCGGAAGATTGAGGAGGAGAACCATGAGTAACCGCTTGCTGATCGCTTACGGCAGCAATGTGAACCGCAAGCAGATGGCGCATCGGTATCCGACGGCAAAGCTGATCGGCGCGTCGACGCTGCGAAATCACCGGCTGCTGTTTCGGGGGCCGCATGCCGCGGCAGTGGCGAACGTGGAAGCCCTGAAAGGTCACAGCGTTCCGGTTCTGGTATGGGAAATCACGCCGGCCGATGAAACGGCACTCGACAGGTACGAGGGATTCCCGTACCTGTTCGAAAAACGGCAGTTCCGAATCCGGCTCGATGGCAAGCTCGTCAGTTGCATGGCGTATGTTATGACCGGTGACCATCCGCTTGGGAAACCGAGCGCTTTTTATTACAGCGAGATACTGGAAGGATACAAAGACGCTGGTTTCGATGTGGACGTCCTGCGCACCGCGGTCAGCGAGTCGGCTGAGACCACAGAGGACTAAATACCATTCGCATTGCCATGAAGGCTTCCATTTCGGAGGCCTTTTTTCGTTGGGAGGGAGGCGGCGTCGATTCGAAAACTCAGGAAATACATGCCGACTCGCTTCATGTCGCGAAACTCGGTTTACGATAAAATGAAGGCTGACTTTGCCGTGGACTTTATCGAATGCCTGTCTCATACCAAGGGAACGTGGGCCGGGAAGCCGTTTCTGCTGATCGATTGGCAGGAGCGGATCATTCGGGATCTTTTCGGAGTAGTTAAGCTGAATGGGTATCGCCAGTTCAATACGGCGTATATCGAAATACCAAAGAAAAATGGCAAGTCGGAGCTTGCAGCCGCTGTCGCGCTGCTTTTGACCTGTGGGGATAATGAAGAGCGCGCTGAGGTGTATGGCTGCGCCGCCGACCGGCAGCAGGCGTCGATCGTATTCGAAGTGGCAAAGGACATGGTCACCATGTGCCCGGCGCTGTCGAAACGAGTGAAGATATTAGCGTCGCAGAAGCGGCTCATATACTTACCAACCGGAAGCTACTACCAGGTGCTATCCGCCGACGTTGCGAATAAGCACGGCTTCAACACGCACGGCGTCATCTTCGATGAACTGCATACACAGCCGAACAGGAAGCTCTTTGACGTTATGACCAAGGGCAGCGGCGACGCGCGCATGCAGCCGCTATATTTTCTGATCACAACGGCCGGCGACAATACCAACTCGATCTGCTGGGAAGTGCATTCGAAGGCGAAGGACATCATTGACGGCAGGAAGACGGACGCGACGTTCTATCCGGTTATCTACGGAACGGAAGAGAACGATTTCTGGACAGACCCCAAGGTGTGGCGGAAGGCCAACCCGTCGCTCGGGATCACGATCGGGAAAGATAAAGTTCAGGCGGCGTGCGAGAGCGCGCAGCAGAACCCCGCCGAGGAAAACGCGTTTCGCCAGCTTCGCCTGAACCAGTGGGTGAAACAGTCGATCCGCTGGATGCCGATGGATGTATGGGACAAATGCGCGTTTGCGGTTGACCCGGAGGAACTGGCCGGCCGTGTCTGCTACGGTGGCCTCGACCTTTCGTCCAGCACGGATATCACGGCGTTTGTGCTCGTGTTCCCGCCGCTGGATGAAACGGACAAATACCTGATCTTGCCGTTTTTCTGGATCCCGGAGGAGAACATCGATCTGCGGGTCCGGCGTGATCATGTGAACTACGATCTTTGGCAGAAGCAGGGCTTCCTGCAAACGACCGAAGGCAACGTTGTACATTACGGGTTCATTGAGACGTTTATTGAACAGCTCGGTATGAAATACAACATCCGCGAGATCGCGTTCGACCGCTGGGGCGCGGTGCAGATGGTGCAAAACCTCGAAGGCATGGGATTCACGGTCGTTCCATTCGGTCAGGGCTTCAAGGACATGTCGCCTCCGACGAAGGAGCTCATGAAGCTGACGCTGGAACAGAGGATCGCGCACGGCGGTCAGCCGGTGTTGCGTTGGATGATGGACAACATCTATATCCGCACCGACCCTGCCGGAAATATCAAGCCGGACAAAGAAAAAAGTACCGAGAAAATCGACGGTGCTGTGGCAACGATTATGGCGCTGGACAGAGCGCTCCGCTGCGGCAACGACAATGGGGCTTCCGTCTATGATAACCGGGGCCTTTTATTGATCTGACTGCGGTTCTTCAGCAACATCTTCGGTGATTAATTTACCGGTTTTTTCATAACGCAGACCTTCCTTGGAACTGATCAGTTTCTCACCGAGGACATATTTTCCGTGGTAGAAATCGGAGATGTTCATTTCAAGGGCCTCAATCACACGGCAGACAATCTGGAATGAAGCTGTTTGAATATCACGATCCCCGCTTTCAAATCGTTGATAACTTTGCAGCGGGATCTTTGCTTTCTCTGCTACCTGACTCTGCGTCAAACCGAGAATGACTCGACGCTCACGCAATATTCCGTCGTTCTTCAGATGAGCAACCTGAAAGCCGTCGAGACTAAAATTCTCCATATTGAATACCCCCAAATTGAATTACATCCAGCTGGATGTAAAAATAGTACAGCCAATTGGATGTAATGTCAAGATCAAAAAAAGCCAGATGGCTGCATTTCTAAGGAGAGAGTGTGGATGAGCTTTTTCACAAGTATTTTCCATTCCCGCGACAAGCCGAAAAACTATTTGAGCAGCAGCTTCTACAGTTTCTTCTTCGGTGGCACGTCGAGCGGGAAGCCGGTGAACGAAACGACCGCCATGCAGATGACGGCGGTGTACTCCTGCGTGCGGATTCTGTCGGAAGCCGTGGCTGGACTGCCGCTGAACGTCTACCGCTACAACAATACCGGCGGTAAAGAGAGAGCACTGAAGCATCCACTCTACCGGCTGCTGCACGACGAGCCAAATCCCGAGATGACGAGCTTTGCGTTTCGGGAAACGCTCATGAGCCACCTGCTCCTTTGGGGTAATGCCTATGCGCAGGTGATTCGAAACGCCAGAGGCGAGGTGATTGCGCTCTACCCGCTCATGCCGGACAAAATGACAGTCGACCGCGATAATAACGGCCGGCTTTTTTATTTGTACCAACGCGGAGCAGAGGACGCGAAAGCGGTCGGAAACGACAGGCGGGTTTATTTACCGCCTTCGGACGTGCTTCACATCCCCGGCCTCGGGTTCGACGGCCTGATCGGATATTCTCCGATCGCCATGGCGAAGAACGCGATCGGCCTGGCCATGGCCACGGAAGAGTACGGCGCGAAATTCTTCGCCAACGGTGCGGCCCCGTCCGGCGTGCTGGAGCACCCGGGTACGATCAAAGACCCGCAGCGCGTACGCGACAGCTGGAATGCGGCGTATCAGGGAAGCAGTAACGCACATAAGATCGCCGTGCTTGAAGAGGGCATGAAGTATACGCCCATCGGCATTTCGCCCGAGCAGGCTCAGTTTCTCGAAACACGGAAGTTCCAGATCAACGAGATCGCACGCATCTTCCGCGTGCCGCCGCACATGCTGGCAGACCTTGAAAAATCGTCGTTCAGCAACATCGAACAGCAGTCGCTCGAGTTCGTGAAATATACGCTCGATCCCTGGGTCGTGCGTTGGGAACAGAGCATGTGTCGGGTGCTTCTCTCCG